TTGGTGTCGATGTAGCCCGCGTTGAACGGCTTCGCCGACCCAGCCGCGTTCCGGCCGCCCTTGATGGAGAGGACGCCACCGGCGACGGTGACGTTGGACGCGAGGTTGCTGGCGGAGTTGTTGTTCTGCCCGCCGTCGTTGCGGATGGTCCACTTCTTGGGGTCCAGCGGGCCGTCGAAGAACTCCGAGAACAGGGTCTTCGTCCAGCCCGCGGGGAGCGCCGGGGTGGTGGTCGTGGGCGGGTTCGCGATCTGCGCCTGCAGGGCAGCGATCTGCGCGGCCTGCGCGGTGATCGTCGACGCCTGCTGGACGTTGGTCGCCGAGAGGGCGGCGTTGGCGGCGTTGATGTCGACGAGCTGCTTGTCCGCCGCGGTCAGGATCGGGGTGACGTCGGAGACGAGGGACATGGTGGAGCCTTCCGTCAGGACTTGAGGCGAGCGGCGAGGAGGTCGGCGACCTCCGTCGCGATGCGGGTGACGTCCGCGTCCGACATCGCCGGGGCCTCGGCCACCGGGCGGGTCGCGCCGGTGTGCGCGTCGACGCGGGCCCGGACGAGCAGCGACGCCGTCGACGCGTTCGCGCCCGCGACGGGGTCCTTGTACTGGGTGTTCCAGACGGCCTGGGCGACCGCCTTCACGTCGTCGGGGGTGAGCGGCATGTCGGCCTCCGTGTAGTGCTCGACGGGGTACTGGGTGGGGCGGGGGTGGTAGTCGGGGCCCCGGCGTGCGAGCCCGTCCAGCCCACGGTCGTAGGCGATGACCTGGGCCCTCGCGGCGACCGCGAGCCCGGGCTCGTCGCGCACGATGAGGTGGATGTGGTCTCCCGTCGTCCAGCCGTGCGCCATGTCGCGCAGCCACGCGCAGCCGTTGCGCTCGCGGACGTGGACGACGAACGGTTCCCGCTGCGCGGCGGGGATGTTGACGATGCGGACGTCAGCCGCGCCGCCCCCCGTGTGGGTCCCGGCTGACTGGTCCCCGTTGTGCCAGGACCCCTGCGCCAGTTGCGGAGCGCCGGCCAGCCCGGTCGCCTTCCACGCGTCGGTGATGACCAGCCACGTCCGCGCGGAGACCTCGTGGCCCGCCGCGTCGACGTGGTTGGTCGGGTCGCCTAGCGGCATGGTCAGGCCGCCTCGGCGACGATCTCCGTGGGCAGGACCTCGGCGTTGGTCAGCGACGGGCCGTCCTTCGCCGACGCGGCGTCGGACCCGATCGAGGTGAGCAGCGACAGGACCGCGCCGGAGACCGCTGCGAGGCCGACGGCCTCGAGGGTCGGCACGACCTGGCCGACATCGGTGAACGTGGTCGCCCCCCACGCGACCAGCCCGGTCTGCGCAGCCGTCTTGACGGCCCGCTCGGCGGCGGCCTTCCAGAACGCCTTCGTGAACATGGTGGTCCCTTCGGTCGGAGCTACGGAGAGGGGGTGTGGTCGATGACGAGGTAGAGCGCGGTCAGGAGCGAGATCCCCAGCGCGACCCACCCGGCAGGGCCGAGGGGAACGCGGGTGGCCTTCTCCGACGCGGACGCGGCGGCCTGCGCGGACTGGGTGGCCTTCATGGCGGCGACGTCGACCTCGAGCGCGCCCACACGGGTCGCGAGGCCGGATACGGCGGTCTCGATGCGGGCCGCGGTGTCGGCGGCCTGCTTCGCGGCGGCGCGGGTCTCGCCCAACGCGAGCAGGATCGCGTCGTTGCGGCCGCCGCGCAGGCGGTCCGTGCCAGGCATCTCGTCCTCGGCCAGCTCGGTCACAGCGCCACCAACCGCAGCTGGAACAGCGTGAACCCGGCCGTCGCGTCGAGCGCGAGCGCACCGCCGGATGTCTGGTAGCCGAACGCTTCGAGGTAGTCGCCTGCAGCCATGCGGATGTCCTCGACCACGGCGACGGAGGTCACGGCCCCCGTGACCGGGGTCTGCGAGTCGTACCCGACCCTGGTGCCACCGGCGGCGACGCCGGCGGCGTTCTTGCGGACGTCGAGGGAGCGGATCCCGGTCGCGTTCGCGGCGAACGCGGCGCGCGCGGTCACGGTGTAGAGGCCAGCGGTGGTCGCGATGAGGCGGGAGGTGTTCGTGACCGTGGAGTGCATCGTGTCGGTGTCGGCGACCTCGGTGTCCCAGGTCAGCAGCAGCGAGACACCGGTCGTGTGGGACAGGCCCGTCGTGTTCGTGACGTGCACGTTGGGCGGGTTGAGGAGGAAGTTGATCGCGTCGCGGACGTCGGAGTTCCCCCAGGACGCGGCGATCTTTGTCCCGACGGCGATGGTGTCTTCGTTCGGCACGGTCGCCATGTGGGCGTCCCTTCGGTGGTGGTGGGGATCAGAGGGCCCAGCGGGCGGCGTCCCACACGTCGATGGGCTCACCTGCCGCGTGGACGCGTGCGACGGTCGGGGCGACGCCGCGGGCGGTGATCGTGAGGGTCCGCGGCGACGAGCCGCCCGCGGGCGCGGCCGTCACGGTGACCCGCTCGCCGTTCCAGTTGAAGTCCATCGGGTAGTCGGCCCCCACCGTCGACAGCGCGACGGCAGCGGCCCACGTGAGCGTGATGGTCCCGGTGCCCGTCACCCCGACCGCCGTGCCCCCGGTGACCGTGCACACGCCGTCGCCGAACGCCCACCGGGACGTGCCCCACACGCCCTCGGTCATCGCGTCGGCGTCGGACAGGTCGAGCTCGACGAGGTACCCGTCCGTGCTGATCGTCTCGGTCCAGCCCTGGACGTACCCGTCCTTGTACGTGACCCCGAAGTGCGTCGTCGGCAAGTTGGTGTCCCGGACACGGTCACCGGGCAGGAGCCCGAAGAACGCGCCGTACAGGTCGTTCGTCGCGGTCGCGAGGTCGACGGTCAGCTTCTTGAGCCGCAGTGCGACGTCGCGGCCGCGGGAGATCCGGTCCGACGCGATCGACTGCAGCTCGATGTCGGAGCCGAGCGTGGTCTCGACGTCGCCCTGCACCGGGCCGATGGCGGCGGCGATGGTGGCGTCGTAGGCGACCTGCGTCGACGTGGGGGACTTCCCCACGCCGATGGAGACGCGGTCGGCGGTGTTGCGGGCCAGCTGGGGGCCGCCCTCTGCGTCCGCGTCGGAGTCGATGGTCAGCGCGACGGTCGTCTTCCGCACGGATGCGCGGTTCCGGGCGATGACCTGGTCGGAGGCGTAGTCGTGGTACACGAGGCCGGTCTCGCCGCGGACGATGTCGAGGAGGACGTCGAGGCCGGAGCGGCCCTCGGTGCGGCCGAGGACGGCGGAGCGGCCCGACGTGACGTCGAACGCGCAGGTGATGCCGGTCCACGTGGTGAGGCGGGCGAGCTGCTGGTCGAGGGTGTCGCCGGCAGCGCGGGGCTTCCCGGACGCGTAGTTCGCGAACACGTCTGCCGGGGACAGGGCCCCGGTGTAGACGGCGACGCCGGCGACGAGGCCGTTGTAGCCCCACCCGATCGGGCCGTACAGGCCGCCGACCTGGAGCCGGGTCAGCGGCCTGATCGGACCGGACGTGATGGCGTAGGTGTTCGTCTGGATGAGGGCACCGTCGAGGTAGACGCTCTGGGTGATGGTGCCGCCCGACGTCGACTCCGTGTAGACGGCCTGGTGCAGCGCGCCGTCGAGGACGCCGCGGTCGACGCCGTCGTAGGTCGTCGACACGAACGCGGAGTCGACCCAGGTCGATCGGGCCCGGATGTCGTCGATGACCTGGCCGAAGGTGCGGTCCGACCCGAGGGTGATCTCGGCGGAGTTGTCGTGCAGGACGTTCGTTCCCGGGTTCTTCCTGGTGGTGAGCGCGAGGATCGTCGAGTAGTCGCTGCTGCCCGCGGCGGCCTGCGACGAGGTCGAGAACCAGCACTCGAGGGAGAAGTTCCCCGACGTCGCGTAGGGGAAGTCGGACTCCGAGAACAGGTACCAGCCGTTCTGGTCGTCGACGCTGGTGAACACGGGGGCCTGCGTCTGGTCGACGCCGGGGCCGGGGCCGTTCGCGAACGCGAGGCTCCCACCGCGGCCGGAGGACCGCTGCGCGAGCGCCGGCGCCTGCGTGCCGCGTGCGGTGCTCGATGACCTCGTCGACCCGGACGGCTCGTCGAGCGGGTAGAACGCGGTCGGGTTGTGGGACAGGACCATCATGTCGAGGGCGCGCTGCAGCTGCATGTCCTGCAGCTGCCCGAGGGCGTCCTTCGCCGTGATCGTCGTCGCCGCCTGCGACACCGTCGTCGGGAACGTCGGGACGATGCTCGAGATCTTCCCGAGGAACCTCGTGTAGGTGGTGGCCGACTTCGTCGCCCTGACCCGGACTCGCTTCCCCTCGACGAGGTTCGGGTAGTACGCCGACAGCGGGTTGTCGGGGGTGAACGCGCCGTCGGGGTTGTCGAGGGTGAACGTCAGCGTGCCGGGCTGGATGTCGGTGAACTGGGAGTCCCGGCCCCGGCGGATGATGGCGCGCCCAGTGAGGGCGGACACGTCGGTCCACACGCCGGCCGTGAACTCGATCTCGAGGGCGATCCCAGCCAGGAGTCCGGCAGCCACGTCACGCCCACCGCAGGGTGCCGTTGTCGCGGGCCTCGTTGATGATCGCGATGATGCGGCGCGCGGCGCCGTCCGGGTCGGTGTCGCCCTGCACGGTCACGTTCAGCTGGAAGACGTTGCCGTTGTGACGGCCGTCGAGGGGGGTGACCTGCTCGTCGTAGCGGCCCTCACCGAGGACGGCGAGGACGCCGCCCGGGGTGCGGCGCACGACACCGCCGGCGGCGAGGCGCGGGATGTCCGGCGTCGACAGGGTCAGCGACGGGACGGAGATGTCCTTCCCGAGGATGTTGACCGACATCCCGCCGATCGTGAAGCTCAGGGAGTTCCACTTGTCGATGATCCAGTTGATCGCCGACCGGAACGCGTTCTTCAGGCCGTCCCACAGGCCGGACACGGCGGCCGCGATCCGGCCGGGCATCTTCGTGAAGAACGAGACGAGGGATCCGGCCTTGTCGATGATCCACCCGGCCACCGTGGAGAACACGGTCCAGAGGAGCTTGTAGTAGCCGACGATGTAGCCGATGACGGTCTGCAGGATCGGCCACGCCGTGTTCTGGAACCAGGACACGACGGCGGAGATCGCGGTCTTGATGCCCGACCAGGCGGCGTCCACGAGGGCTCGGAACCAGCCGACCTTGTTGTAGGCCAGGATGATGATGCCGACGAACGCGACGATCGCGAGGATGATCAGGCCGATCGGGTTCGCGGTCAAGGCGGCGTTGAGGAGCCACTGCGCGGCAGCCCACGCCTTCGACGCCGCCGACGCCGCCGTCTGCGCGACCGTCGACGCGACCGTCGACGCGGCGTTCTTCACCGTCGCCGGGATCACCTTCATCAGCGCGGGGACGACGAAGTTCGCGATACCGGAGGACAGGTCCGCCCAGCCCTGCAGGTACGCGGCGAGGCCCTGCTCACCAGGGCCCTGCATGACGGTGGTGAGACCGTCGACGGAGTCCTTCAGGCCCATGATGCGCTGCTCGGAGGTGTCGGCGTGATCGCCGAGGCGCTCGAGGTGGCTCGCGCCCTCCTCCATGCCGTCGCCGACCTTCTTGCCGGTGCGGTCGGCCTGGTCCGCGACGCCCTTGAGCGCCTTCGTCGCGGAGACGTCCTCACCGAAGAGGCGGTAGGACATCGAGACGCTATCGCCCGACATCTGCGGCCTCCTTCGTGCGCTTGATGTGGTCGTCGGCGGCGGCCGCGATCAGGTCCCACATGCCCAACGTGAGGTCCCACACCGACCCGGGGTGGCCGGACGGGTGCGGGGTGATGCCGGGCCAGACGTGGGAGACGGTCAGGATCCGGCGGAGGACGCCTTCTTCGACGTCTTCCGGGCGCCGGCCTTGGGCTTGCGGTCCTGCGGTGACCGTGTGCTTCGAGGCGCGGAACCCTTCAGGTGCGGCCCGGTAGGGCCCGGGCGCCCTGCCGGGGTGGGCTCGGGGTCGCCGGGCTCCCGCACGAACTCGACCTGCCCCATGGGGACGTCGCAGGCCTCCTCGAGCGTCAGCTGCTCCCCGGCGTGCCGGCGCGCCAGCCACACCGAGACACCGGCGATGAGCAGCGCCTCGTCGGAGCGCTGCATCTGCGCCTCGGACAGGCCCTGCACCTGCTCGAACAGGTCGAACAGGTCCGCGCGGGACAGCCCCGTCTGCGCCTTGAGGACGACGAGGTCCGCGAGGGTGATGGAGTCGTCGGCGACCGCGGTGTACTCGCGTCCCTGGATGATGATCTTCACGCGTGTCCCTCAGTCCGTGAGCGACTCGACCGCTTCGCGCATCGCAGCCTCGACTGCTGCCTGCACGTCGCCCTGCCGGTCCTCGATGGGCTTCTTGAAGTACGGGCGGCCGGCCTGCAGCACCCAGGTGCTGCCCCCGAACACGGGGTGCCGGAACGTCGGCTTGTTGTAGGCGCGCACGAGGGCCCGCATGTCGGCGGGCAGCTTCGACCCGGTCGCCTGGATGGCGACGCCGACCTTCGTCGGCGACGCCGAGATCGTCACCTTCACGCCCGCGGCGATGCCCTTGCGCAGCCCGCGGGTACCCCGCCCGTGCGAGCGGGGCGCCTTGGTGACCTCGGACCGGACGTCGGCGGCTGCCAGGTCGGCGGCGGCCTTCATCCGCTTCCGGAGCGCGGCCTTCAGCTTCGGCTCGACCTCGCTGGTCTTCCCGAACAGCGCCCGGAACTGCTCCGCGTCCGCGGACAGCGGCCGACGCCCGGCCATCGTCAGAGCGCCGAATCGGCGGTGCGGTGCGCGACGTAGATCGGGGCCGCGGCCACCAGGTTGTCGAGGACGTCGAACGGGACCTTCGCGACGACCACGTCGTACCCGTTCGCCTTCGGGATCTCGCCGTTCAGCTTGATCTCGGGGAGGACGAGCTGGAACGTCGCGAACCCCGTCGACAGGGCCTCTGTCGTCGTCATCGTCACCGACAGCGACAGGGCCGTGTCGTTGAGGAACGCGTCGCGGGTGGTGTTGTCGACGTACTCGATCTCGAGCTCGCCGGTCAGCTTGAGGTCGCCGACGAGCTGCCGGGACTTGCGGCCGGCGCCGCCGAAGTTGAGGCGGCTCCTCGAGGCCTGGTTGTCGCCGGACAGCTTCACCGACCGGATCGCGGTGTTCGCGGTGCCACCGGACGCGAGCGCCGTCGTCGTGGGGACCGTGACGGTACCGCCGAGGGTGACCGCGGACACGACCCCGAAGTGGAACATCGACGGGGACGCGGCGTAGGACGGGGCGGCGTAGGCCTGCGCGGTGGTGTAGTCCGCGGCGTCCCACTGCAGCGACAGGAGCGCGAAGTCGTCGTTGGGGATCTCGAGGTCCCACGAGGACACCATGCAGCCGAGGTAGGAGACGGCGTTCACGGAGCCGGTCGCGTCGACGACACCGGTCTGCACGGTCCGGGACGGGACCGTGGTGCCGGTGCTCGGGGTGAAGAGCTGCTGGTAGGTGGAACCGGACACGAGGGTCGACGTGCCGACGCCCAGCACCGACTCCCAGAACAGGCCCATGCCCCTGCTGGTCAGCTCGATGCCGTGCTTCACCGAGGCGTCGGCGGAGGACACGACGCGGCGCGCGGACCGGTCGACGCGGGAACCGACGCGCAGGCCCTTGCCCTGCTTGACGCTCTTGTTGACGTCGGCCTCGGGGGTGAGGACCTCGGGCCACCGCGTCGGGGTCGCGTAGGTCTTGAACGTGGACTCGTTGGCGATCCCGAGGGAAGCGTCGGAGAGGGCGGCCATGTCAGATCTCCTCGGTCACGAGCTCGTAGTTGCCGACCTGCGCGAGCAGGCCGTGTCCGGGGTCGTGGACCTCGACGGTGGCCCCGGTCGGCTCCCCGTCCTCGTCGACGACGTCGATGAGGTGCGTCGAGGGCGCCTGACCGGCGAGGTCCGCATCGACCTCGAACACCTCGCCGGGCTCGAGGCAGCCGACGCCCTCGGTGCCGAGGGTGGCGCGGTCGTCGCCCTCCTGGCGTCCGACGAGGGGCAGGTCGACGTGGCCGAGGGGGTTGATGTTGCGGAGCAGGACGGTGCCCATGGCTCTCCTCGAGAAGGGGGTCAGGCGCGGATGAGGCCGGTGATGGCGAACGCGATGGTCGTGGTGCGTCCGCCGGTGATGTCGTCGTCGTCGTTGAGCCCGTCCGCCTCGTGGATCACGGCGTCGGTGACGCGCGCCCACTGGACCGCTCCGCCGAGGTTGATCTGCGTGGACGGGGAGACGCCGGCGTCCTGCAGGTAGTCCGACACCTCGCCGAGGTACCAGAGGGCCCGCTCGGTGACCTCCTGCTGGATCTCCTGGCCGCCGCCGTAGGAGACGGAGATCTCCCCGGCGATGGTGAAGATGTAGTCGCGTCGGCGCAGTGGGGACATGGGCGCCTTGTTCGTGGCGGTGAACGCCGTGTCGAGGATCTGCACCAGCTCGTCGGGCTCGTCGACGGTGGCCCCGTAGGTGACGGCGACCGGCTCCGCCGACCACCGCGTGGCGAGGGCGGTGACGAGGTTGGCCTTGGCGGAGGCGACTGCCGTCGCGGCGCTCATGCGAAGCCCGGCATCCTGCGGCTCTGCTGGGAGCGGAGACGCTCGATCGCGGCGTTGGGGACCGAGTACCCCATCACCATCGTGGTGCCGTCGCCGTCACCGGAGCGCCCGCGCCCGCGTCGCGCCTGCTGGGTCGATGCGTAGATGTGCGCGGCGATGGTGCGGGCGCCGGCGATCACGCTGGGCGCGATCGTCGAGGCGCCGGTCGTGTAGGTGACGACGACATTCTGCCTGCCGGCAGTGAACGTGGTCGGGCTGGCCGAGGAGCCTGCGTAGACGATGCCGGAGTCGAGGTCGGCGACGTAGTTCGTCGTCGTGACGCCGTCGACGGTGACGGAGGTGATCGCGGTGGCGCGCTCGTCGAGGGAGACCGACCCCTTGCCGCCGTTGTCGGTGTGCGTCTCGGTGCGGACCAGGACCGCGCCGATGAGGTGCTCGACGATCTCGGTGGTGGCCGCGATGTAGAGGCGCAGCTCGTCGTCGTTGATGTCGAGGGTGTGGTTCAGCTCGGCCTTCGCGTCGGCGAGGCTGATGATGAGCCGCGGGTCGGCGGGCCAGACGTCGATGACGTCGGTGTAGGGCAGCTTCCCGGAGTTCGCGCCGGTGCCGGTGAAGGTGCCCCGCCAGCGGCCGACCTGGTTGGACGTGGCGAGGGAACCCCAGTAGAGGCCCGCGGTACTCGGCTTGGTGACGTTCGCGGTCGTCGTCGTGCCGTCGGGCCGGGTGACGGTGCAGGTCGGGTTGCCGCCGCCGAGGTCGGCCGCGGCGCCGGTGTCGTCGACGACCTGGACGGTGAAGACGAGGGTCTGCCCGAGCTCGTAGGTGCTCAACGCTCAGCCTCCTCGGGCTCGGGGCGGTGGGGTGGACGAAGTGGCGCGCGCGGGTCCATGGCCGCCGCGGGTGCGGTCGGGCGGGTCGACGCCGGCCGCTCGGGCCGGTCCGCTTCCGCCCGTGGAGCGCGGGCTCCCGGCGCCGCCGCGGCTCCCGCCGGTGGGCGGGCCGCCGGCGGTGGCGAGAGTGCCCAGCGGCTGGGGGGCGAGGAGCGGCAGCTTCGCGGGAACCGTGGTGCCGATGACACCGAACGCCGCGGTGGCCGGCGTCGACCTAAGCCCGGCGACCGCCGGACGGACGGTGCCGAGCAGGTTGAATGCGCCGAGCGCCGGCAGGGAGCGCAGCTGCGCGATTGCCGGTGTCGCCGATCCGACGAGCTCGAGGGACCCGGCGGCGGGGATCGACTCGATCAGCACCAGCGCGGGGACGGGGGAGCCCGTGAGAGCGCCGGATGGCGCGAGGGTCCCCACGGCCGGGGTGGCCGCCACGCTGAGCCGGGCCGGGACGGGCGAGCCGGTGAGTCCGAGAGCGCCGGACACTGGGACCGTGCCGACGAGCAGCAGCGCCGGGACGGGGTTGCCGGTGAGGGCGCCCGAGGGCGCCAGCGTCCCTGTCGCGGGCGTGGCCGCCAGGGCGGAGATCGCGGGGATCGGCGTGCCGACCAGGCCGAGCGAGGCCGCAGCGGGCGTCGTAGCGGCGGGCAGGATCGCGGCTCGGGCGGTGCCAAGGAGGCCGAGCCCACCGGTAGCCGTCGGGCTCGTGAGGGTCAGCAGCGCGGCGGCGGCCGTGCCAACCAGGCCGAGCGAGCCGTTCGAAGGAACGGCCGTGGCTAGCAGGAGCGCCGGTGTCGCTGTGCCTGTCAGCGGCGAGGATGCCGCAGCTGACTTCAGCGACGCGATCGCCGTGTTTCCCGCCGACGTCGCCGCCGTGAACGTCGCGGTCGGGGACTCGGTGTGCGCGTTCACAGCCGTGTCGTAGGCGGTCGCGATGTTCGCCGTCGACGGGTTCGACGCCGAGTCGATGAGGGTTCCCGGCATCGTCCAGGTGCCGGTGGTTCGGTTGCCCGCGAAGTAGAGCGCGGACCCGCGCACCGTCGTCGTCATCGACGGCAGCGGGAAGGACGTGCTCGAGGCGGCCTGGTTCTGGATCGCGCCCTGCTCGACCGGCGTCGACGTGTCGAACGTGCCCGCCTGGAACGCCTCGACGACGGTGGCGTAGTTGCCGACGTTCGTCCACGCGATCGTCACCGACGACGGGTCGCCCGCCTGCCGCACCCTGTAGACGACCGTCAGCCGAGGGCCCGGGGAGGCGGAGTCCCACGCGGTGCCGATCGTCGTCCAGCCGCCGGCCGTGTTCCCCGGCGTCGGATCGACCGCGGTCCCATCGATCGTGGGGATGCCCGGGTCGGTGAGGTTCGCCTGCGGGCTGACGTTGATGGCGATGATGTTGATGTCGCCGGTCGTCGTCGAGGCGAGCGCCTGCGAGTAGGTGGTGGTCGTGTTGCCGGTCGCGGACGACGTGACCGACGTGACGAGGACCGGGTCCGCGCCGCCGCCGCCCGACGAGACGTCGGCGACGAGCTCGCCGTAGAACCAACCCGAGGCGGTCGCGCGCGACCCGAACCATCCGCCGTCCGCGAGCAGTCGGGAGCCGAGGAGCTTCTGCGCCACCGCGGGGCTCCTCTAGGTCAGTACGAGTAGACGATGCAGTAGCCCGCGCCGCCCGCGCCGCCGTTGCCACCGAGGCCGGGGTTCTGGCCGACACCGCCACCACCGCCGCCACCGCCACCGGTGCCGCCGTTACCGCCGTTACCGCCGGCACCGGACGCGAGGGTCGTGGAACCGCCGCCACCGCCGCCCGCGCCAGCCGAGACGCTGGTCGCGTTCGCACCCGCGCCGCCGTTACCGCCAGCGGAACCGGAGCCGCCGTCGGTGCCAGCCGTGCCGCCACCGCCGGTCGTGTAGACGCCGGACCTGCCACCGGCACCGGGCGGGGTCGTCGCGGGGGTCGCGGTGTGACCGCCACCCGAACCGCCGCCACCGCCGCCGCGCAGGCTCGAGCCGCCAGCGGGAGCCGTCGCCGTGGGCGGGTTCGCCGAACCGGCGCCACCGCCGCCGCCCCACTCGGCGCAGTTCGTCGCCGCAGTACCGGAGGCGATCTGCGCGACACCACCGATGGCACCAGCGCCACCAGCGGAACCGCCCGACGTCGGGGCCGCGGAGTACCACGGGTAGCCGCCAGCGCCACCGGACGTCGAGCCCGTGCCGCCAGCACCGGCGCAACCGCCACCGCCGCCACCACCGGTCACAGCCCCTGAGATCGCGCCACCGAAGCCGCCGCCGCCGCCATAGGCAGTCAGGTACGAACCGAACGTCGTGTTACCGCCGACGCCGCCGTTACCACCGGCAGCACCAGCCGCGCCCCTGGCTCCAGCCGTGCCACCCGTGCCGACAGTCACAGCGACCGTCGACGGAAGATCAGATGCGGCGTAGGTGCCGCGAATGTACGCGCCGCCGCCACCACCGCCGCCGCCCTTGGCGACAACCGCAGTAGCCAGCGACGCACCAGCGCCACCGCCGCCGCCCGCGCCGTACATCTCCACGACGACGACCTGCGCACCGGCAGGCTTCGACCAGGTGCCGCCCGAGCCGTTGAACACCTGCACGTCGGCGGCGCCCGCGTTACCGGGGGCGACAGGGATGCCGGAAGCGGTGTACCGGGTGAACCCCGTCGCCTCGTGGTAGTGCAGCGACTCGCCCGCGGCGAGGGTCGTCTTGTAGACGTCCTGCGCGTTCGTGCCGTCCGTGTGAACGATCGTGATGTCGTTCGACGTCGACGCGTGGACGTTGCGCACCAGGAGCGCCTGCACCGTCCGCTGCGTCGACGCCGCCGGCGACGCGACCACGGTCGTGGTCGTCGCAGTCGTGATCGCGGCAGTGTTCGTCCGACCCGGCGTGATCGCGCCCGACGCGTTGTCCACCCACGACGCGTGAACGTCGACGTCGCTCGAGGCGGACGTCGTCACGCGCAGCAGGTCCGACGTGCTCGACAGGATCAGCATCGCTACTTGCCTCCGGGGTCGGCCATGGTGGGTCAGCCCTTCCGTCAGTACGGCAGAACGAGGGCGCCAGCCGGGTCGACGGCGATCGAGAACGTGCCGCCGCCGCCGGTCTGGCCGGAGCCGAAGTCGAACGCACACAGCAGCGGGTTCGTCGCCGCGGAGCCCGGCGTGGTGTCGGCGACGACGACGTACCGGAACGGCCCGGCGGTGAACGTCGCCCACGACGGGTCGGTGAAGTCGAGGCAGACCGCGCCGCGTCCGATGCAGCACCACGTCACACCGCCGTCGACGACGGTCGTGTAGAGCGTGGTCGGCCACGTCGGCGCAGAGCCGCTCGAGGTGCCACCGACGGCGGCGACGTAGATGAACCCGTTGCCCGCCGAGGGGCGCACGATCTGACCGGCCACGTAGGCGGTCGACGTCGCCGCGACGACGGTCCACGAGTTCGCTGCGACCGCGGCGAACGTCACGCCCGACAGGGTCAGGCCGCCGGCGGTGTAGCCGCCCGCGGTCGACAGCTCGGACGTGAGGTTCGACTGGAATGCGTCGGTGTCGTAGTTCGGCGTGTAGCCGGTGCCGTGCAGGGTCGCCTTGAGGGTGTCGCCGTCCCAGTCGCGGCCGCCGGTGACGCCGCCACCGAGGGCGGCGCGGATGCCCGCGGCGTAGGGGCGTGCAGTCATCGCGGGCATGGGTCAGCCTCCGAGTCGCGGGGGTGAAGTGCTGGGGTGGCCGTCAGGCCTTGCCGCGGCGGCGGCTGGGTGTTGCGGTCTCGACGTCCACGGAGGGCGCGTCGGCGGTCTCGACGTCGTCGTCCTCGACGTCGTCGTCCTCGACGTCGGTGGGGTCGACGGCGTAGCCGTTCATGACCAGGTCCGCGGCCTCGGCGTCCGGGAGGTCGATGGTGGCGCCAACGCGGGGCCAGTCCTCGCCGTCACGCGTTCCGGTCAGCTGGGCGATCATCTTGACCTGCATGCTGTTCTCCAGTTGGTCGTTGCCGATCGCTCGAGGTACTCGACCGCCGAGCGGAGCAGGTCGGGGTTGTCCCGGAAGTAGCCGAGACCCTGGTTGCACCTGGTGCAGAGGAGTCCGCGCACGCGCCCGGTCTCGTGGTCGTGATCGACGTGGAGGCGGCTTGCCGCCTTCGCCCCGCCCGACGCTGGCTCTCGGCAGATCAGGCAGCGGAAGTCCTGGTCGCCGAGCATCCGCGAGTACTCGCCGAAGCTGATGCCGTAGTTGCGCCGCAGTTGGCCGTCGAGGCTTGCGATACGACGTTGAGGTTCGTTGGCGTACCGCTCGCGCCTGGCCGCGTTCTTCCTGGCCTTGATTTCTGGGAGTCGATTCCGACGCGCCTGCGCCTCGGCATGGTGTGGCTGTCGATCGCGACACGAGCGCGAGCACGCCACCTGACTGTCTCGGTAGGGCTGGAAGGCTGTCCCGCAGGTGACGCATTCGCGAGCCGGGAGACTGCTATCGGGGTTGCCGCCGTATCGGGGCATGGAAACTCCTGAGGTATGCGGGAGGCCCGGCGTCTCAGGGTCGCCGGGCCTCCCTCCTCCGGTAGCGAGCCGGAGGTGCGAACGTGGGAACGGACTACGCCGCGTTCCCAACGAACAGCTTCACGCTGCCCGTCTGGTCGGCGAGCTCTCCATCGGCGCGCACGATCGCGCGGAACGCGATCTGGTCGTTGCCGAAGGCGTAGTCGTCGGAGCGCTCGAAGCGCACGCCGCCCGCGATGCGGACGAAGTACGTCGAGAGGTCACCGAACGCCACCGACTTCGCCGACAGGGCCACGCCGGCCATGGCGGTGTCGGTGAAGATCGGGCGGCCGAGGACGGTGTCGGGCTGGCCGACGGTCGCGGCGGGGTCGAACAGGTAGCGGCCCGCGCCGTCCTTGAGCTTGCGGATCGACCCGAGGGTCGAGTCCTTGACGAGCCAGGAGCCGTTCTTGCGGTACGGGCCCACGACCGAGAACATCAGGTCGATCAGGTTGTCCGCGGTGAACGCGCCGGTGACGCCCGCGCCGCCGGTGACGCCGGTCGTGGCGCGCGTGATGACGCCCCACGGCTCGGTGGTGCCGGCGCCGGTCGCGAGCTTCGCGCCGAGCGCCAGGCCGATGTTGCGGCCGGCCGCGCGCGACACGTAGCCGAGCAGGTCGACGGCGGTGTCGTCGACCAGCTCACGGCTCAGCGTGATGAGCTGGCCGAACTTGAACGCGCCGAGGGTGCGCTTGGCGAACGCCGGGTCGGTGCCCGCGAGGGCGCCGGCCTCCGCGACGGCCGCGGCCGTGCCGTGGCTCGTGGTGACCGGGACCTCGATGATCTCGCCGGAGGCCGTGTTCAGGACGGTCGCGCCGGCCTGCAGCACGCTGGTCGTGTCGACGAGGTGCTCGACGAGCTGGTCGTAGAACGTGGTCGGGACGGTGTTGCCACCGGCCGTCGCGGTGCCCTTGGACAGAGCACGGGTCCAGACCTTGCCGTCGGCGCCGAACGCCAGCTCGCGGGTCTCGCCCTTGAGGAACGAGCGGATCGCCTCGCCCTGGGTGTCGTCGCCGCCACGCTGCTCCTGACGGTCGCCCAGGAGCCGCTTCTCGGCGGCCTCGGCCTCGCTGTTCTCGCGCATCGTCGTCTCGATCGAGTCGATGCGGCTGCGCAGCGCGGTCATGTCGGCGGACTGCCGCTCGAAGACCTCGTTCTCCTCGGCGGTGAGGTCGCGCTTCTCGGCCTCGGCCTTGTCGAGGAGAGCGCGGCTCTCGTTCCAGATGTTCTGGCGCTTCTCGGCCAGGGTCTTGATGAGTGCGTGCGACATCGCACGACTCCCTTCTGCTTGGTCGTGTGCCACGGAGGGCGGGGGATGTGCGCGCCGGGTGTCGCCCAGGCACGCGGGTGGTTCAGCGCAGCGCGTCGAGGTCGAGCGCGCGCTTGCGCAGGCCCAGCAGGGACCGGGTGTCGCCCAGGTCCTCCGCGTCCTGCTCCGCCCTCTCGGCGGCGTCCTTGAGCAGCCGGGCCCGGATCTCCTCCACGCCGACCGTGGTGAGGTCGGCGGGGTCGATTCCGGTGCGCTCCGCGAGGGAGCGCATGCCGACGCTGGTGTCCCGGTAGGCCGGGTTGTTCACGGGGGCCACGTCCACGAGCTGCACCTTCACGAGGGTGCGCAGCGGGAAGCCCTGGTCGGTGACCGACCACGAGTCCTCGAGCGTGCGGAACGCGAACGACGAGTAGCGCACGTCGCCGCGCTTCGCGAGCACGGCGACATCGCGGCCGACCGACGTGTCGGGCAGGTCGACCTCGTAGGGCAGACCGGTGTCGTCCGACGCGACGCGCAGCGTCTCGGCCTCGGTGGTGCCGAGCAGCTGGTTGTCGTCGTGGTTGTACCTCGCGAGCACGGGGTTGTTGTCGGCGAGGGTCTGCGCGAACGCGCCGGGCGCGACCTTCTCCACGAACCCGCCGAGGTTCTGGCTGAGCCGCTCGTACACGGCGGCGTACCCGGCGAGCACGCCGGCCGACGGTGCGCCGGCGGTGGCGTCGCGGAACTCGACGCGATCCGCCCGGACGCGGATCTCGATGCTGTCGCGGCTCATGAGCTCTCCTCAGCCGGTCGTTGCGGTCGTAGGCGCCTGGCCGGCGCGGGGGCCGTACAGGTTCTGCCACTGGTTGATCTGCTCGGACGTGAGCGGCGGCCGCTCCTCGAGCGCGCGGCCCTCGTCGTTGGTCTCGAGGCCGTTCTTGAGCGCGATGTCGTGGGCCTGCATGCGGGTCATCAGGTCGGCACGGGACACGGCGTCGAGGTTGAACCGCGCGTACTGCGGGCGCGGCAGCAGGTTGGTGAGCGCCTCCTCGAAGCGGGACGTCCAGGGAAGGAGCGCCCGCTTCGCGAACTTGAGGTCGTTCTGCTCGAGCGTCGAGTACGTCAGCGACGTCCCCGTCTCGCCGCCGATGTCCTCCGCCGCGACCCGGTAGATCACGGCGACCTGGGTGGCCGTGGCCTTGATCTGCGACAGGAACTGCGCGTCGGCCGGGGTGACGGTGAGGGACTCGTAGTCCCAGTCCGACCCGGTGACGAACAGGTCGCCGTCGGCGACGGCCTCCTTGAACCGGGCCTTGATCCGGCGGGCCTCCTTCGCGGAGACCGTCTGCTGCGTGTTCCGCAGCTTCCCCGTCGGCGCGGTCCCGTTCCGGTACCAGTCGAGGCCGAACTTCTGCGCCCGCATGCCGGCCTCGAACTGCATCTTGAACAGGCGCAGCGGCGACAGGCCGACGATGGAGCCGGGGAGCACGTAGGCAGGGATGTGCACGATCGCGTCGAGGGGGACCTCGACCTCGCGGATGAAGAACCGCGGCGCGTACTGCGACTCGTCGACCCGCACGATGTCGGGGTGCTGCCACGCGATCGTGGACGGCGTACCCGCGGAGTCGCGGGACAGGATCACGCCGGTCGCGTTGCCGCGCAGCAGCATCGACGTCATCGCCTGGTGCACCCATGCGATCCGGCCGGTGTACGGCGCCGGCGACGTCACGAGCTTGGGCTGTGCCTTCACCCGGTCGCGGACGCCCTCGCCGAGGTCGCGGTACACGCGCAGCGGGAGCGTCGCGATGGTGTCGGCGATCAGCGACGTCGCGGCGAACACCGGGACCAGGCGCAGACCGGCCTCGACGCTCGCACCCATCAGGGTGGTGTCGTCGCCGCGCGCGAACGCGGCCTGGAAGTCGATCGAGCGGCGCTCGAAGAACAGGCTCACGACGACCGCCTAGGGATCGGCCGACCGGACAGGCCCCAGGAAACGCCGAGGATCGCGACCCCGGTGGCGACGATCGCCCACCCGAGGCCGGCGAGCACGGCCACCCCGACGACGAGGAGGACGGTCCCCGCCACGTCGAGGATGGTCGTGAGCTTCTGCACGGGTGGCTCCTCAGAGGATGGAGTCGAGAACGTCGTACCTGGGTGCGGTGCGCGCCAGGTGTGCGGCCAGAGCGATCGAGTAGGACGGGGACAGGTCGACGCCCGGCTTCGCGGCGAACACCCACTCACCGGATGCGCCGGCCTTCTTCCCGGTCATCTCGATCGCCGCGTCGAGGTCGGGATGCGGGCGGACCGCGAGCTGTCCCTCGGCCTCGACCAGGTCGAACAGGCCGGCGCAGGCGCGCCGCACGTCGGTCGCGTTCAGGGTCTTGAAGTTCGGGAGGCGCTCGAGCTCGGTCGCGAGGGTGCCAGCGGCCATGCCACCGGCGATGCCGACGGCGACGTACCGGCGCTTCTCGAGGCGGTCGCGGACGTAGGGAAGCACCCAGGCAGTGCCGCGGTCGTGCTTGAGCAGCTCGACGTGCATCTGCCCGTCGGCGCGCAGGGAGGCCGCGGCGATCGACGACCAGGCACGATCGGGGGTGATGTGCACGGCGAGCGCGATCCGCTTCGACGGTGTCGACGCGGGCGCCTGCCGAGCAGCCCACCGGGCCAGGTTGAACACCCCGCCAGTGGTGCCGGGGTCGTCCCACCAGCCCATGACCTCGCGCGCGAACTCGTCCGGTGGCATCGAGCGACGCAGGTCCGCGACGGACTCCTCGGTCACGCGCGTACCGAGCGCCGGCAGGATGTTCCACCACCGCTCGCGGTCGTCGAGGACGCAGCCCTCACGGATCACCGCGTGGTCGCAGTCGACGAGCGCGCAGCCCTCGTTCGGGCGGGTGTCGCCGTACTCGAAGTACGCCAGCCGCGCGTCCCCGCGCCGGCCACGGTCACGCAACGACCGCAGCACCGCCGAGTCGATCATCCCAGCCGAGGACGCATACACGACCTGGCCGTGCGGCTTCGTCAGCATGATCGGCAGCAGCGCACCCAGGTGCGACGCCTTCAGCGCGAACGCCTCGTCCAAGATCGTCTTGTCACCGGTGAGACCGCGTCCGCCCGACTTCGTCCGAGCCTTGAACCGGACCTCACCGGAGCCCTGCAGCTCGATGCGCTCCCGACCCTCGGGCCGGTACAGGCGCTTCACCTGACGAGACAGGAAGTCGTGCGTCTCGATGAGCTCGGTCAGCTCGCGGAACGACGCCGTCGACGTCGACACCTCATGCGCAGACCACACCACCAGCGGCATCTGCAGCAGGAACGTGAAGCCCAGATCGATCTGCTTCAGCGCGCCCGTCTTCAGATTCTGGCGGGGGCCGATGATCACGACCTCGAACGCCGCCGGGCGGCCATCCTTGATCGCGAACGTCGCGTCGAGGATCAGCTGCTGCGGAGCGTCCGGCGCGAACCCGGCCGCCGAGCACAGCTCCCCGACCTCCGGGCCGAGCGTGTAGTCCCAGTCCGGGACCGTCATCCACGTCGGCTGCAGGAACGACGACGTGATCGTCACGCGCCGGCCGTCTTCTCCGACACCACCAGCCGCAGCCGCTCGAGCGGATCCTGCTCAGCCGGGCGCCGCTTCTCCGCCTCGAGCACCGTGGACCGGAACTCGCGCGCGAGGCCAGCCACAGCGGTGGGCGGCGTGTTCGGCGACGCCAGCCTGTGCGCGAGGAGCCGCGCGAGCTCCTCCATCGTCATCAGCGGGGAGTCCGCATCCGCCGGCACGTCGACGACGGCCTGGTCGTCGACGACCTCGCCCCGCATCACCCGCAGCTCAGGCCGACGCTCGGGAACACCCTGCTTGCGAGCCTTCGCCGCAGCGACCCGGCACTTCGTCGAGCAGAACCGAGCGCGCGACCGCTGATTCGGAGTGAACTCGGCCCCGCAGCAGTCGCACACGCGAGAACCGGCCATGTTCACGGCCTCCCTCGACGTCGTAAGCAGCTCAGCCGAGTCGTGTGAAAACTTCCTGAC